ATGGCCCTCGCGAAGGAAGACGTGCTGCAGTGGAAGAGCTGGAACCCGCAGTTCGACAGCAGCACACGCGTCCACCTGCGTGGCGTCAGCCCGATTAAGGCGGCATGGAACAACTACCTGATGGGTGCGGAAGCGCAGAAGGCATCGGCAAAGCTCATGGCCAACGGCGGGGCCAAGGGCGCACTGGTTCCGAAGCCCGTTGGCAATCAGATTCCACTCGTCGACGAAAAGACCGCAGCACAGATGCAGATGGCCTTGGCCGACCGGGTCAACAACAACAACCGCTACGGGCAGGTGGCGATGCTGCAGACGCCTTGGGAGTTCCTGAACTTCGGCCTGACGTCAGGTGAAATGGCACTCATCGACACCATGAAATTCAGCCTTGAGCAATGGTGCCGGGTGTTCAGCATGCCTGTGGTGTTGTTCAGTGCAGAGAACATGGCTGACAACAACTACCAAAACGCACTGCGCGACCTTGTCACCAACACCATCGTGCCGATGTGTGCGCAGTTGCGGGATGAGATGAACAAATGGCTACTTCCCCGCATGGGTGACACCGACATGTTCATCGACTTCGACATTCAGGCCCTGCCGGAACTGCAGCGCGACATCGAGAAGATGGTCAACGGTCTGAAGGCGGCGGACTGGCTGACCATGGACGAAAAGAGAGTGGCCATGAACTACGAACCGAAGGGCGGCGCATATGCCACGTCCTACATTCCGCAGGGGATGATACCCATCGAACAGGCCAACATGGACGTGGACCCCGGCGAAAATGTCGGCATAATCTAAGCACATGATAACAGACGCACTGGAACAGATCTTCCTCGTGTTCATCATGTTCGGCGTGTCGATGTTCATCCTTGCCTACACCTCACGCGACAAAGAAGACATCGACCCCGATGACATGTGAACCGACAGACCAGCAGTTGGCTGAGATACACGAGAAGGTGATGGCCAAGTACCCAAAGTTGCAGACCGAGCGGACATGCATGACGGAGTTTAGGATGCGACAGGCAGCACGGAAAGCGTACCGGGAAAAACTGATGAATGAATTATCAAGAGCGCAGGCGGAAGTGGAAGGAATGGCATCGAAGGCTGTCAACCTTTGAGCGCAGGTTCCTTCCCCGCGTGCAGCGTGCCCTTGACGCAGAGGCGCGGCGGTTCATCCGGGAAGCCGAGGATGTCGGCTTTCAAACTGCATTCAAATCCCTTCGCATCGTCAATGAAGACTTACTTGGAGCGGTCACGTCGATGCACAAGGCGGTGGCTGCTTCCTTTGGCGCGGAAGTCAACAGGGAGTTGACACGCACGCAGAAGGTCAGTTTTTTCAACGCTAACTTCATCTTAAGCATCACTGAGATACTGACCCGGCAGGCCCTTGAGTTGTTGACACTGGTGGAGCGGACTACAAAGGACCGCATCCTCGACATCCTTGTGCGTCAGACCGCAGAGCAGTGGTCCTTCGCCGAGACTGCCCGGCAGATCACCCGCGAAGTGGCGAGCCCATCACGGGCACTGACCATAACGCGGACAGAGTCGAACAGAGCCGCCAACCTGGCGGCATTGGAGTCGGCAAGGGCGCAGCGATATGTGGTAACTAAGGAATGGATCAGCGTCATCGACAACCGTACCAGACGGTTCGCAGAGCGCGATGAATTTGACCACGCTGTCCTTGACGGGCGCACGGCCGAGCTCGACGAACCATTCCAACAGATAGGACGCAAGGGCACGGCCGCTGTTGCCCAATGCCCATGCGATCCGGCCGCACCTGCGGCATTCACCATAAATTGCAGGTGTGTGATGGGCTTCGAGAACAAAAGAGACGCGCAAGGTAGACTGATACCCAAATAATTGACCATGCCAGTTGAGAAGTGCGACAACGGAAAATACAGGATAGGCGAAGGCGAGTGCATATACAACACCGAAGCCGCAGCAAATAGGGCGTATCGCGCATACCTAGCTATCGAAGCGTCGGAGGATGACGATGAAGATGATGACGATGATGACCGCGAGGATATGAAAGCGCATTTCGCGATTAAGGAGCAATCATACACCGATTACCCAGAAGCGGCGAGCAACAACGCACGTCGTGCATTGAAATGGAAGGAGGAGAATGGCAGCAGTTGCGGCACACCTGTAGGGTGGACCCGCGCCCGGCAACTTGCCGACAGGGAACCGCTGAGCCGCGACACCATCGCCCGGATGGCATCCTTCAAACGGCATCAGCAGAACAAAGATGTGCCGTACAGCGAAGGATGCGGCGGCATCATGTGGGATGCGTGGGGTGGTGATGCAGGCATTAACTGGGCTATCCGTAAATTGCAGTCGATTGACACAAAAGAAAATGAAAGAATGATTTACGCATACAAGAGATTAACCCACGATGTCAAAGATGTCGACAAAAAGGCCGGCATCGTTACCGGCTATTTTGCGGCCTTCGACATCAAGGACAGTGACGGCGACATCATCCGGCCGGGAGCCTTCAAAAAGTCGCTGAATGACTGGTTCCCCATCGGTCGCATCAAGCATCTGCTGAACCATGACCCGCGTCAACCTCTCGGCAAGTTGACCGACCTGAAGGAAGACAGTTACGGCCTGTATTACGAATCCAAGATAGGAACGCACAACCTTGGCCGCGACTTCATAAAGATGGTCGAAAGCGACCTGGTGAAAGAACATTCTATCGGGTTCAACGTCAAAGGCCAAAAGAAAGGCAAGGAAGCAAATGAACTACTTGACGTAGTTTTGTACGAAGGCAGCAGCCTGACTTCATGGGGCGCCAACCAATACACCCCGATGTTGGGCCTGAAAGGCATCACAATGGAATCGCGCATCGACAGGTTGTACAAGTTGCAGAAGTTCGTCAAAAACAGTGACGCGACCGACGAGACTATCGACCTGCTGATGTTGGAGATAAAGCAACTGAACCAGTTGATCGAGGACCTGAAAAGTGAACAGGAGAGCGCAGAGCCGCAACCTGTCGAACCGAAGGCGGACCCGGTGCAAGTGGCGAAGGACGCAATGGACATTTTACTATTCAAAAACTTTAACAACTGACAACATGGAAGTGAAAGACATGGTCGCAGCCCTTGACCCCAAGTTCGGGGAGATCAAGGCACAGGTAGCCGCCGAAGTGGCCGCAATCGACAAGAAGCACGAAGCCGCTGTCGCGCAACTCAACGAAGACGCCCAAAAGAAAGGCGAGACCCTCGGCGAACTGAAAGAGAAGGTCAACGGCCTCATCGCCACCAATGGCAAACTGAAGGCCAGCATCGAGAGCGAGGCATTCGCAGACCGTCAGCGCACGATGAAGGGCGCACTGCTCGACATGGTGACCGAGAATTTCGACAGCATCAGGGAGATGAAGCCCTTTGCTGCTCAGAAGGTCGTCGGCACCATGACCCTCGGCAACAACCTGACCGGCACCAGCCAGATCAGCTACGTCGATAACCCGATCCTGCGGTCGTTCTACAACCCGCACCTGTACGATGTGTTTCGCATCATCCCGACCTCGACCGGCAACGTGACCTTCCCCCGTGGGAACACGACCATCGGCGAAGGCTCCTTCGGCACGCAGACGGAAGGCAACGCCAAAGCGCAGGTCGACTACGACGTGACGATGGTGAACACCTCGCTGTCGTTCATCGCTGGCTACGCACGCGTCAGCCGGCAGATGCTGCAGGACCTTCCGTTCCTTCAGGCCTACCTGTCGACCTCGCTGCTCGAAGACTGGAACCAAACGGTCAACAACAGCTTCATGTCCACCATCACGGCATCGGCCACCGCAGGCTCAACCTCGGCCACCCCTGTCGCTGAGCGCATCGTGGACTATATCGCGCAGCATCTGAAGCTCGGCCTCGGACAACCCAACCTCATCCTCACCACGCATGCTGTGTGGGCCTCGGTCATCAAGACCCTGCCGACCAACGGTTCCTACAGCGTACCGGGTGGCGTGGTCATCGGCCCCAACGGCGAAACGCGCCTGCTCGGCATCCCCCTGGTGCCCCACGCGCAGATTCCCACGGGCAAGATCTACGTCATGAACACCGCCGCCTTCGCCATCGCGCAGGCCAGCGGCCTCGCGGTTCGTTCCACCGAGTTCAACGAAGATGATTTCATCAAGAACCTTGTCACCTACCGGTGCGAGGCCCGTCTCGGTCTGCTTTCGTTTCAGCCCACCGCCGCCATCTACGGCTCGGCATCCTAATCTATCATTCCACAAAGGGGTCGGCATCTTGCCGGCCCCTTCACTATGCCATCCCATGATTCACCCTGACGTTTACGAAGGTTGGCGCAAGGCCGCACTGTCGGATGATTACTCATACCTGATACACCCGACCGGTCACGACGATGAAGCGTATGAGCAAAGCGGCAAGGCATACGCTGACATGATAATGTCAAAAGTCAAGGAATACGCTGACCAACTAAAGCCCAAAGTCAAGGGCATGCCCGTCATCATGGACTACGGCTGCGGGAACGGGCGCATCCTGCGGCACATCCCACAACCATCTGTAGGCATCGATATCGTCCCGGAAGCGGCAGAGATGGTCGGCGGTTACACCCCCAATGAATACACTGGCAAGGTCGACGTTATCTACTCCGTGAACGTGCTAATCCACAACACCTACTCGGACGGGTGCGCAATCATTGAGTGGATGCACGGGCGGCTGAAGAAGGGCGGCTTGCTGCTCCTGCAAATGCCTATTTACGACACCGCGAAGGAACCCACCAACTACCTCGATGTCGGCGTGTGGACCTATGACATGCTCGTCAAGGCCACTGAAGGGTTCAAAATTATCGAGGCTAAGACCAACCCCGGCAGTTTTAGCTTTGAGGCCATCGGCCCCAATCACTTTGACTTTCACACACTCACTAAACTATGACACATGCCCATCGGCAGCTATTCGGCATTCGCGGACATTATCTGCGAATTGATACACCACAGGCCGACCAAAATCCTTGACCTCGGCGTCGGCTTCGGCATCAACGGCGCAGGTATCCGTAATTGGCTCGGAAACGGTGTAAAATCGCCCGAACTGCACATCACAGGTGTGGAAGGGTGGCCGGACTACAAAAGCCCGCTATGGGGCTGCTATGACGTCCTGCACGTCATGCCCATCCAACAGTTCATCGAAGAGACCAACCAAACCTATGACGCCGTCATCATGTCGGACGTCATCGAGCATTTCGACAAGGACGAAGGCGTCCACATCCTGAAGGCCGCACACGCACTACTGAACCCTAATGGGGTGTTGTATGTCAGCACACCGGGTATATGGTCCGAACAGGGCGCGGTGCATGGCAACGAACTAGAGCGGCACCGGTCGAAATGGTCGATCGGCGATTTCCTCCCTTGCCGCATCATCCGCAACGGTTACGAAAAAGACCAATACGGCCATCAGATGGTGGTGGTCGCACTACACAACTACACTTGATGCGATTATTAAACTCTATCCACCTGTACCCACCGCAGCATGTATGCGGGGCTGAGTTCATGGCCCATTGGATAAACAAAGACGTGAAGGCTAACGGCGGGGATGTTCGCGTTCTGCTGCATCAGGCTAATCACTACAAAATCACGTCCATGTACGTCTACGACGGCATCGACGTCTTCCCGCCCGACCAGTACGTCATTGAAAAGCTGTTCACGTGGTCCGATGCCGTCACGACGCATCTAGACTACACAGACTGGACGATAGGCATGGCAGCGGTCATGAAACGGCCTGTGTTTCATCTTATCCACAACACGCACACCTACGGGAAGATTGTACTAAGCGAGAAGCCGCAGTATATCGTCTACAACAGCGATTGGGCCAAGTCTGAACTGAACTACAACCATGCCGGCATCGTGGTCCATCCTCCCGTTGATTGGCGCATCTACGACACCGATGTTGACCCGGCATTGAACGAAGCCATCACGCTGATAAACCTGGACCAAAACAAAGGGGGCCATATCCTGCGTGAGATTGCCACGCGTCTGCCCCATCGCAAGTTCATAGGCGTCACCGGATCCTACAGCGAACCGGGCAACATCGGACAGCACACACAGCAGCCGCCCAACGTCACAGTGTTGCCAAAGACCAATGACATCAAGAGTGTGTACCGGCAGACGCGCATCCTCATCATGCCCTCGCTTTATGAGTCATGGGGCCGCACGGCAACGGAGGCGATGTGTAGCGGCATTCCCGTGATTTCATCCGGCACGCCGGGCCTTCGGGAGAACTGCGGCAAGGCCGGCATCTACGTCGACCGCGATGACATCAACGGGTGGTGTGAAGCTATCGAACGCCTGTTCCATCACAAAGCATACGACAAGGCAAGCCGCGCCGCCAAGGTGCGCAGCCGGGAACTTGACCCCGCCGCCGAATTGGCTAACTTGCGGGTGTTCATGGCATGGGCCGTGAACGACTACAAAAGCAAAACATGAATCTCTTACTTGATACCGAGGTCCTGCAGGACTACACTGGCGAACCCGTCAGCGTATCCGATGCAAAGGCATACATGAAGGTGAACTTCACGGACGATGACAGCCTAATCGAAAGCTTAATTGCAAATGCCATCCGGTGGCTTGAGAACTACACCGGCAGGTCCTTCAAACAGCGGTCGATGAAGTACACCGTGGAGATGACCGCGCAGGAATGGTACAGGCTTCCCGAACCCGTCATCAGCGTCGATGCCGTCACCTATGAAGACGTAACCCTCGCGCTGAACCATCTGACCATCGCCGGCCCGAACATAAAGGTCCACTTCGATGGAGTTTTCGACATTTATTTCACAACGGGGTACACCACGCTGCCCGATGACATCCGCAATGACATCCTCGCCATCACGGCATACACCTATCAAAACAGGGGCATCGACCTGAGCAATGAAGGGGCAAACCTTGTCGACTTCCCCATGTTGGCATCGCAGTATTACCGGAGGGTGCCGATATGAATTTGAAACTGACAGGCGTACAAAAGGTGCTGAACGATCTGGCGAAACTTGACAGCAAGGTGACGGCATTCGTCGATGGCGAATTACAGGCCGGCGCAAATGATATGACCCGACTTGCAAAGCAAAATGCACCGGCCAACTTCGGCCAGCTGCGAAACAGCATAGGCAACGGCAAGGCCGGACCGCTGAGGTACACTGTTTTCGCCACTGCCTTCCATGCGCCGTTCATCGAGTTCGGCACGGTCAAAAAGGTCAGCGTCCCCACTGAGCTGCAGGCCGTCGCGCAACAGGTCAAGGGTAGGCCGAAGCGCGGCACATGGAAAACATTTATCGAGGACATCTACCTATGGGGTACTAAAAAAGGAATCATCAAAAAAGGCGACAGGGGCCATGCCCGCGCCATCGCCCGACGAATCTACATGAACGGCATCGCGCCGCAGCCGTATCTTTGGCCTGCGTTCGTCAATGTTCGACCGAAACTGATACAACGACTCAAAGCAGAAATTGACCGAATAAAACTGTGAAAAACCCGGGCAAGTCCATACGAGAGGCATTTATGACAGCCCTGCAAGGTCTGACCTACGACGGGCAGGCCGTGCAGGTCTACGAGTTTATGCCCATCGAGACGCTGCCGATGAACTATGTGTACATCAACGCCATCACCTACAACCAAACAGGCAACAACCAACTGTTCATCTACACCGCAGGGGTGGCCATCGACATCGTCACCAAGCAATACAAGAAACTTGATTATGACGTAGTCGATGGCATTGCAGCGCAGGTGCAAAATACTATCCTTGCATTTCCATACAGTCAAATCCAAGATAGTAACTTTGGGTTCATGAACACTGTGCTGGAGTCGGCCCAATACATCGTGGAGCAGGACGGGTCGGCTTTCATCGTCAGGAAAATCATTAGGTTTACACAAAGTCTAATTCAAAAGTAATGGCAAACATAACGGGCAACACGCAAAACATCGAAATCGACTTCGCGCCGACATCGTCGTACAAGACGCTGATTTGTCTGCGGACGTCGAGTGTCAACACCACCCTGACGGTCAACGAAGACGAGACCAACTGCGGCAAACTGACTTCGGTCGGGGAACCCGGTTTTACGTTCGATTTCGATGCTGTTTGCGAGACCACGCAGACCGCAACTCAGGCGTCTTATGATGATTGCTTGACCGCAATTGTCAACAAGACCAAAGTAAAAGTCCGGTTCCAAAACCCGACCGTCTCCGGCTCCTCGGTCGGCACCTTTTACCACCACGAGTGCGAGGCCTACTTCACCAGCCTGACGTTGAACCAGGACGCAGCCGGTGGCGCGTATGTCTCGTTCAGCGGCACGCTGCAGTCCACGGGTACCCTTGACATCGCGCCGTAATCGCGGCCTAACACTACACACACAACATGAACAACGGCTATATCCAAGCCGACCTGCTAGGTCGTGTGCGCGGCATAAAGTTCGGCATGCTCGCGCTGCAACAGATTTCGATGGAGGCGCAACGCCTTGGGTCTGTCTTAGGCTCGTCCGTCGATCTCGCCATGGTGCCGGTCATCGTGTACTGGGGCCTTTACAACAACTGCTACATCAAACGCGAAGACCCCGACTTCACGTTCGAGGACGTCGTGCAGTTCGTCGATGACCACGTAAACGAACCAGAGCGGTTCACGCCCATAGTGGAATGTCTGTACCAATCGAAACTAATTGCAGGCGAACCACAGGCCGAAGACGCGAAGGGTAAAAAAAAAGTTCGACCTGACGCATGAGACCGGATGGGATGAACTACGCCGGCATGTTGCGGGTGAGATAGGCCGGCAGGATTACGACGCGCTGACGATGCGCGAGACGGTCTTAATCATGCAGGGATATGGGGACCGGCAGGTGCATGACTACCGCAACACCCGCATGGTCATGTTCATGATGGCCCGACTGCATGCCGACCCAAAGAAGGCACCCAAAAGCCCGGAGGACCTGTGGGAGTTACCGGGAGATGAACCCGGACAACTAAACGAAGATTATCTTCGTGGTCTGTTCGACGATTTAAGACGCAAGCAAGAAGCGGAAAAGAATGGCTGAGCAACTGCAGATAGCAATAGGCGCAGACGTCAGCGGGTTGCAGACCGGCTTGTCTAAGGCCGAGGATGCAGTCAAGAAGTTCGACAATTCGGTCAAAAAGTCGGTCGCTGCATCCGGGCAGGCGCAGCAGGCATTGGTGAACCTGGGCCGCGTCGCATCTGACGCGCCTTTCGGCTTCATTGCCATCGCCAACAACATCGAGCCGCTAGTTCAGTCCTTCCAATCCTTGGGCCGGCAGTCGGGCGGTCTTGGAGCCACGCTGAAGGCATTGGGAACGTCATTAGCAGGCCCAACGGGTGTGCTCCTTGCATTCTCATTAGTCAGTTCGGCAGTGACCGTGCTGAGCCAGAAATACGGCAGTCTCGGCAATGCCATCAACGCCATCTTCGGCAACTTCACGGAACTTGACAAGGCTGTCAGTGATGCGGCCAAGAGTTACGACGAGTTTAACAAAAAGGCACAGACTTCGTTACAAATCAGCGAAGCGTCCGAAGGCAGTGTCCAGGGGCAACTTGCCACGGTCAATGCCTTGGTCAAGATTGCCGGCGACCAGACAGCAGCCTACGACAGGCGCAATGCGGCACTCAAGGAACTTGCGAGCATCAACAAGGACTACTTTGGCAACCTCCGCATCGAAAACGGCCTAGTCGTTGGCCTAACTGATGCAGTGAATGGATACACTGCGTCGGTTGTCGCAAGTGCCAAGGCAAAGGGCTTTGAACAGGCCATCTCGCAACTTGCGCCGCAGTTGAACGAACAACTGAGGCTGCTTGAGGCCCTACGCACTGAACGTGACCGCATCGCTAAATTGCCGGCAAAGATTGTCGGCATCGCTGCAACACGTGACCTGACGCAGCTCAACGAAGCAAATGCAGCCTATGAAAAGCAACGGCAGGTAGTTGAAGAACTAACCACGCGCGACAACGAACTACAGGCAGCACTAAACACGCTGACCGGCGAGATTGTAAGGAACAAAGTCGCGGTCATTGCAAGTCAGCAAGCCACAGAGACCAAGACCGCAAACGATAAAGCCGCAGCCGCTGCGACTGACGAGTACGCCAAGGCCGAAGCCCGTCTTAATGCCGAGTTTGCAAGACGCGCGAAGGAACGGGAAAGCCTAAGGGCGAAGGCCGGCCAAATCAGCGCGGTCGACATCTTCGCAAATCAGCAAGCCGCTGAGCCGCAGATACAAAAGTCCATCAGCCTGCTTGACAAGCTAAAGAGCAAACTGGACGAGACTTTCGTAAAACCGCAAAGCCTTGTCCGTGCTGAAATCATCAGCGAACAACAAATCGAGTCGGCACGCGAAAGACTCTTGCAACTGCAGGAGTTCGCCACGCAAACGGCCAACCAGTTCCTGAACTACCTAGGCCCGTCCATTGACGCGGTATTTAGTGCCATTGAAAGTGGCCAGGACCCCATTAAGGCCCTAGGCGAGAGCATCAAACGTCTAGTCATTGACATTGCAAAGGCTGTCGTAAAAGCCGCCGTATTTGCTGCTATCGTCACCGCCATATCGGGCGGCACTGTCCCCTTCGGTCAATCGTTTCAAGCCGGTCTAGGGTTCGCCGGTGGCGGCGGTGGTGGGTTCAGCCTTCCGCAGGTGGGCAGGTCTGCAGCCCCTTCCTTCCAATCAGGCGCAGGCATCGTAGGGGGTGGGCTTAACCTCGCCGGTCAGGTGGTGTTCATCCAGCGGGGCACGGACCTAGTCGGCGTCCTCAACGCCGGCAGCGCACGCATAAACCGGGTCGGCTGATGGGTGTGAAGTATCGCATGGAGTGGACGAATGCGCAGGATGATGTGTGCGTACTGTCGTTCATCGTTGATGATGACTTTTACACCGGCGATCCCATCACCATCTACGGCGGTCCGCGTCCCTTCGTGCTGTCCGAGTTCAACACCGACAACGATATTTTTAAGCCCATACGGCCCCAACAGGCTACGATTGAAGTCCTCGCCTCAATCAACGGCGTCGACATCGAAGACTTCATCATCGAGTCCGATGACAGGGAAATGCAGGTGCGTTTCGATTTCGGCGCATTCACCGGCTATTGGTACGGTGTCCTATCACAGGAGGACATGCAGGAAACGTGGATCGCGCAGAATCATATCCTAACCCTTCGTGCAGATGAGGGCTTCGGTTCCATGAAGACCATCCCCCTAAACGATGGGGCCGGTGCTGTACTGCTTGGCACATACACGCCGTTTCAGCTGATACAGTACGCATCGACTGAGACGGTGCAGACGTTTTTCAACTGCAACGTCATCAGCAACCTGTTCGATGACACGATGACCACGGCATCGACGGACACAGGCATCGACCAATGTACCGTAGACGCCCGGACGTTTGAGACATCGCCCGGCGTGTTTGAGGATTCATATACCGTCCTTGAAAAGATTAACAAGTCATGGTCACAAACCCTGTTCCAGTGGCAGGGTCAATGGTGGATTGTGCGGGTGGAAGACATGTTCGTGTCACCTACCGACAACATCCGTGGCTTCACGAACAACAAGCCGGTCGGAGGTCAGCGTGCGACCTTCAACACACGGTTCAAGGTCGAAGTGGGATATGACGAGCGCGTCAAGCCCATCATGCCGGAGATGCTGAAGACGCTGAACAAGCCGTCCAAGCAGACCACAATAAACTACGATTGGGAAGCCTATGATCAAGTGGTCTGTAATGAAGCGTTCAAATATGGCACGCAACTAGGCACGACGGGCACATACCCCAACGAGACATACAGGTACAGCGTCCTGAACTGGACTAAGCAACGAGGCACACTACAGACGCCCATTGCTGCAGGTGGAATCTTTGAACGGCGTGTTGTCTACCAAAACACGCAGATTAGCGATGAATACGTAATTATCGACACTGAAGCGTCACAGTCCACGTGGATGCGTTCGTGCAATGTTTACGTCATTCAGGATGATTTGATGGACTTTAGCTTGCAGTACAGTCCGCAATCAAACTATGGAAGCACGCGAGTAGACGCCATCATGTTGGTGCAACTGTTTGGCAGTGATTCCACCTACTGGACATTGGACGAAGATGGCAAATGGTATCAATCAAATGCCACATGGACCACCAATGTGCGTCTGCTGCAGGTCACTGTAGAATCCGGCACTGGTGCTGATTGGTTCGACTTTGAAAATGAATCAACCCTTCCCCGTTCCGGTTATATCAATTTCCTTTTATACAAGGACAACACCAGCCCCGTCAGCTCGATAGCATTCCGCAACCTCAACGTAAACATCGACCCGAAGATTCAAAAGTTCCGCAGGAAGAAAATCCTAGGCGATTTCGACCGCTACACGATTTCGCCGGTCATCAAAAAGAACTTTGATTACCAAATATGGATGGATGATGCGGAAAGCGCGAACTACAAAGGCGCAATCTTTGAAACGGATGGCATCACGCTGACTCAAGGCACATGGTTCCGGCGCAGGTATAACACCGAGTCATTCACGTTCAAACGCCAGAACGCCATCGCCAACTGGTGGATCAATCGCAAGTACCGCACGCGGCTTGAATGCAATTTCTATGGCCTAAAATGGGAGCGTTCGGGCAGCATATTCCCCATAGGGATGATCAACACCATCCACTTCGTCGATGACGCGCCTACAAAAACCTTTTGGATAGCAAACCTGAAGGAAGTGGACTTCATGGCCTGCACATGGCAGGCCAACCTTGTCGAGATATGGGATACGACAACCGATGAAGACGTCGAGCCGACCGTGAATGACGTACATTTGAACGACTTTTACTACGAGTAATGCCGGACGCAGTCAAAGGTGATGGGGTGATATTTTACGCGAAGTTGGGAACGACTTTTTACCCATTCGCATGCGCAAAAGACGTCACCATCACGCACACTACGGATAAGATTGAACTGGCGCCATACACATCAGGCAAATGGCGGTCATACATCTATGGCCGCACCACCGGCACCATCAGCAGTAACGGCGTCATCAAGGTCATTCCCGACAGCGGTAAGAACGGCATTTTCGACCTCTTGGACTCGATGAAGGAACACTTCATCATTCTGACCAAATACACCGTCCAAGACCCTCAGGGCAACAGCAAGACCTACGAAGTGCCGTGCCTTATCGACGAGATAAGCATGACGGGCGCCATTGGTTCCCTTGCGACCTACTCCTTCACGCTAACGATGAACGGGGACCCGTCCTTCGACCAGGTGGTGGTAAACACACCATTGACTGACGTGGACAGTTGGGGATACACCGCAACAGGCGGCGAGACCACCATATCCGACCCCGTGATTTTGGGGGTCGATGTACTTGACGTGCGCAGGAACGGCATCGGCCTAGAGGTCATCACAACCGGAACGCCAACCGGCTCGCAAGTCAAGTACAGCAGCGGGGCAGGGTCCCTTGAGTTCGGCATGGCCTTGGGTGTTGATGAATACATCCTAACCATTTACGTCGACTAATATGTACGGCGCAAGATCATATCTAGTTGTGGCGGCGCAGCC